CTCGAAGTCACCTAAGATAACTTGGGTGTTAAAGAATACTTGGCAGTTGCCTCGGTGGCGGGTGAACTGCCCGTTGTTCCAGCCTGCCCGTTCGTGCCAAGCTTGCGTGGCCGCGTCGTACACCCAAGTGGTATTAGCACTAGGGAAAACCAGTACATAAAAGCTGTGGCCGTCTTGCTGATAGGTGTATCCGATAGCGTCCGATAAGTCACCGTACTGCTGGATCTGCCACTCGACAGCGTGGGTCGAGATGCGCTGACCAGTGTAGCCGCTGGCGCGGTAGACCATACCGTCACCTCGGTCGTCGCGCGCTAACCAAAACAGGCCGTTGTCCATCTTGGCGATAGAGTACGCCGATGCGCAACCGATTTCGTTAAACGCACCTTGGATGCGTTGTAATGGGAAGTCGGTAGCGCCTGCGTTGTACCAGACCTCAACCGTATTAGTTCCAAACACCCACAGTTCTCGGTGGTCAGCGATCAGCCCTACTACGTTATCGGGGTCGCCTTCAGCAGACGCAAAGTCCAACGGGTCTACTGAGGAACCGTCGAGCAACTGCGTCACCCAAATTGACTGGCTGTTAGGCTGGTTGAACACAAAATAACCGTCTAGGTAGCTTACGTTTACCGCGCCCTCAAAGTCAGGGTCGGTGATGGGCGCAAAGACGTCGGTTGATGCGTTGTAAATGTAGCCAGGGCCGTTGGCGGCGATGAACAGCTGTGTGCCGTTATCCGCCATGCTGACTGGCCCTGAACCTGCAATGGTGCCAAGTTCAGTGGCTGTGTAGCTGGAATCTAACTTGTAGAGCTTGTCAGCGCACACGGCGTACATGTACGCACCAAACGCCCACAAGCCCCGCACTTCACCCGCACCGACCCCAAGTGTCACTAACGGGCTTAAACCCGGTGTGCGCTGTAAGAAGGCGGGTTCTATGCCGCCCTCGGGGATAATTTCGGGAAACAGATTGACCATTCGTGCGTCGGCGGCGTTAACTGAACGTGTTACATACGCCGAACCTAGAATAGGCGTCTTCATGCCGCATTGCCTGTGTAGACGTTAAACCGACGGTTGCTGTAGATCAGTGGGTAAGGCATACTCATAACATCATCAGGATTGTTGATGCGCTTGATGTTGCGCTTGCTCGTCATGGCGATACGCATGACCTGCCCAGTGGGTTCAACGCCAAACTCGGGCGCCAATTCGCAAGCCAAGTTGTAGCGAAACGCCCGCAGGTACCCAGGCGGAAAGGTTAGCTCGGTGGCCAAAACAGCCGGTTGTGCCAACGGCTCGACTGACACGATGTACCATTGCAAGAGCTTTGACGGCACGGGGTAGACGGTAAGCGTCACGTCTGGGTAAGTGTCGTTGACCCACAGCACTTGTGGGTAACTGCTTGTGACAGACTTCAGCGCAATGCCGTTGTACTGGTCTTGGTTGACGAGCTTAACGCCAAACGACAAGCCGTTTTCACCGTCTTTAAAATACGTTGCCGCATCGACTTGCACTGGGCGCTGCCCCACAAAGTCGCCTGTTGGGCCAAGTGTGCGTGATGCCACGCCCACGGGCCAGTTAAAAACTTGCGTCTGAGTGGCGTACACCGCCAAGCGCTCGGTGTTCCACGACTCGATCATCTGGTTCATGGACGCAAGCGAATCTTGTGCAGTATCGGCAGACGGTTCTTCACCTTCTGCCAACTGGCCGATCAAGCGTAACGATCCCTTAATGATGTCGCCTGCGGTTGCCATGCTTTACTCTCCTTGCGAATCAAAACTCTTGCGGGCGCGGCCACGCTTTAGAGGCAACGCATTAACCACGGGCGCTTCTTGAGCAACTTCCACTGGTGCTTTTGGCGCAGATGGGTCGAACTCTACCCAACCGTTGCGTTTGTCAGCCGCCGCTTCGTCCGTAGCGATAGCAACTTTAGCGCCATGCACTGGATGCTTTAGATAAATATTTGGCATAGTCTTCTACTTAAAAGTTGGGGGGCCGAAGCCCCCCAATCTAGGCTAGTTTAGCCCCACATGCGAACGGCCATTTCTGGACGAATCACACCAAAACCATAAAGCACATCAATACGGCAAGGCATACGGTCGTTGTTGATGTCGTACTGACGAACGATACGCATTGAAATGCCGTTGTGGACTTGGCGTGAAGCCATGTCTACGCCTTGAGGCATTAACAGGTCAGCCGTGGCGAACGTGATAGCGTCCTTGTGGTAGACCAAGTTCTGTGGGTACTGGATGCCAGCAGCGCCGATGAAGACAACAGCAGCACCGTTACCTGGCAAGCTGTCCATTGTGGCCAAGGCTTGTGATGCCGAGTACATTGGAGCAACAGTGACGGTACCAGCACCAGAGCCGTCGAGCGTGACGTTAGCAACAGCCACAAACTGGAACAGTGAACCGGTTGATTCACGGGTCTGTGGGTTGACTGCAAACACACCAGCGATGGTGAACACGTCACCAACTTTGATTGTGCCCGCAGCACCAGCACCAGTAATGGCGATGGATGTTGCGCCTTCAACGGTCACAGCAGCTGAAGTCGTGCCGCCGGTAGCGGTACGGGTGCCAACGGTGAACTGCTTGATTGACTGAGACATGTTGATTTCTTCGTAACCCAACACACCCATGCCCATCATGCCGTTCTTGAACTGACGGGAAATGGTGTCGGTGGGGTTGAACAAACCTTTCAAGCCCTCAACCAATCCAGCGTTAGCGGCTGGGTTGACAGTGGCGTAGCGTGGTGACATGACCGCTGCGTTTTCGTTAAGTTTCTGTTGTGCTTGCAACAAAACCAACGAAGTGGCTGGTGTCGTGCCTGGTGTGCCGACTGAGTTAGCAATGCTCAAGAATGAGTTTGCGACGTCAGCGTCAATGCTGGAGGCCAACTGACTGATGCGAGGCTTAAGCACACGCTCAGCGAAGTCGTCCAACTGCATGGTTAGCTCAGCAGATGTGAACTGAACGCCGATGTGCTTTTGGCTGTCGACAGTCAAAGTGGTGAACTGTTCGTTGTCGTCTTGCGCGGTCAAAGCAGCGCCGTCAGTAACCAACGCACGGTCGGGCAGGCGGATACGCAATGTAGAGCCGATTTTAGCGCCTTGGACGGCGAACGAATCGTCGTACTGGCGGTTAACGTTGCGGGTGATTACCAGGTTGTTCTCGAGGATTTCGAGAGACTTACGGGTAATCATGTCGATAGTTAGAATGCTGTTAGCCATGATTTAAAGTCCTTAAAAGTTAGCGGTGTCTAGCTTCCCAATTTTTCCGTTGCCTGTTACGTTCAGCCTCAATCCACTCTGACGTACTCATCTCTTTAACAGCGCGAGGGTCGGTCGTGTCTAAAGTCTTCCCGTTGTTACCGCGAGCGGTCACTGGGGCAATCGGCGCTGGGGCGCTTGACGTTTTCTTGGTGGGCGGATTGTCAGCCAGTTTGGCCTCGATCTTACCCAATTCTTTGGCTTGCAGATAGGGCGACAATTTGGAAATGCGATTGGCTTCTTTCACGTTAGAGCCTAAGAAGTACGCTACATCAGGCCCCACATCGGAAGATCTAATCGTTTCGGCCATCACGTTGGTGATTGGGACGTTCGGATTGTAGGCGACTTGTTCAAAGTCATCGTACTTGTTCCGAGCTTCTTCTTCACGTTCGTGATAAGACTCTAAGATCTGCATCTGCTGCTCTTGAGCTTGCCGTTGCTGCAACAGTTCTACGGCTTTGCGTTCTGCCAATGCTTGCGCATACGCGTCTACCGATTCGAACTGGTCAGCGGGCGGAAGTTCTCGTTGCATGACAGGTTGCTGCTCCTGTCGCATACGCGTTTCTCTTTCCCACTTGCGTTGCTCTCTTGCTAACCGTTTGCTGACAATGGCGTCAAGTTCCTCTTGCGAGAATGACTTGGTGCTTTCTGTCTGCTCTACTTCCGGCGCTTGTGTTTCTTCAGATTCAGGGGCCGCCGTGGCCTCTTGCTCCGGCGCGGGTACTTCAGGTACTTCCGCTAAGTTTTCGACTTCTTCACTCATTGCTATGATTCCTTAGAATCCCCGGTCTACTGGGCCGGTACAGTATAAATATACAGCTAAATCGTTAAATAGGCTAGACCGTAGAGCCCAGCACCCGCAACACCGCCTAAGCCTGTTGCTACTGCGTCCCAAATGTCGGGTGTACCAAAGCCCATCGAGTCATACGCTTCTTTTAGTAAGCCAGCCGCAATAGCAACCACCAGCCCTGCTATCCAGCCACCAAATAGCGAGACTGACAACATAATCGCCAGCCCCGCCCAGAAGTGAGCTTGCTTATCAGGCTGGATCATTTTGCATCGCTTGGTATTCAGCCAAGACTTCTGGGGTGTGAGTAGCCGCACAAATTGCCTGAACGCGTGCGTCCTCTTGGCTGTAGTCATCGCCTGGTGCAACCACATGACGGTGAAACGAGCCTGATATTTGAGCGCCGCCTTCCATGATAGCTGTCTTGGTGCGTACTTGTACGCAACCGTTTTCAAGGACTTCGATGCGGTCAACAATTAATTCTTTAGTAATAGCCATAACAACCTCCGGTTGAAATCAAGTTAAGAATTAAGCAATTAGCATACCTGACCAATAGGTCAATTGCCCGTTCGCAGGAATATCTGCCGCCTTTGTGCCACCAGTAGCAACTACGGATAATGATGCTGTTGATCCACGGTTCATAAACACCGTTACCGCACCAGACAGCAATGCGTCATTTGCTCCGTATTGATTACTTAAAACTGGCGATAAACTGCCAGATGACAGAACAAGGCTTAATTGTGCGAAGGTAAAGCCTGACGTAGAAACATCAACTTTAACGGCACACTCAAATCTGTAAAGCCCCGTAATTGGCGCAGTAAACAAACCTGTAGCAGGGTCAAGCATATTTGTGCCGTTGTTGTTTTCGTATTCTTCCGCCCAATCAACAACAACGTAATTTGTACCATCGCCCGTTACATCGGTAGCCGCAGACAATTTAGTAGCACGGAATGATGTGGACAAACCGCCAAGATAACCGTTGGCATTGCCCATGATAATGCCACTGTTGTTTCTCCATCTTTGCAAATTGATGCCGTTGTTGCCAGATGGTATTTCTTGAAAAACAGAAGCTGTCCCAGTTGGATTAAATTTACAATTTTGAAACAGGTTTGCGGTTGCATCAGTCTGAAGCGCAAGATCATAAGTGCAGTTGTTGGTGTAAATGTTTTCAAACGTGGTATAGGAGGCAAACACTTGAACACCATTGGTGCAAGAAATAGCCGAGCAATCTGTAATTGAACCCGTTAATTCAGTTATGCTATTACGAGGGAATGTAACGAACCCGCTTTTGGCGTTAATAACCGAACACCCTGACACACTAAAAAATTTACATCCCGCCAATGTAATACCGTTTGCAATATCATTAAACTGGTCAATGTGCGCATTGGTTAAAGAAAAATAGTTGCTTTCGTTAATGTCCACTGACGAGGCGTTCACTGGGCCTGTCATACCAGCCAACTGATATACGCCATCAACCGCAAAGTTGTTGCAACGGTAAATACCGACAATGTAAAAATCTTGTGTACCTTTACGTTGACTCCAGCTAATCTGCGTAATGTTACGCAACTCAAAGTTATCGCAGTCATCATACGCATCATTGCCACAAGCCACGGCAGCGGTAGAATTAGCCTGTATATTTTGCGCCAAAAATGTTCGGCAATACAAAAACCACAAACCAATGCGACAGTTGGTAAATGTAAATCCGTCTACAATTACATTTGTCGTGTACACATACGGAATTGTGTTTGTGCCGCCCTCACCCTCAACGGCAGCCATATTGCCAACACGAATACCGTCACTTGGATACCCAGCAGAAGCATTGGTGTTGTTGATAATGACACCCGCACCGCCAAGCAAACGAATGCTTGACCGTAGCACAGGCACATACGCAGACACATTGTAAGTGCCAGGCGGGAACAATAATGTCGCACCAACTGGCGCAGATGCAATTAATGACGTTAACGCCGAAAGATTGTCTGTCGCTGAAGGAACAATGCCATAATCAGCCACGTTGATGGTCGGGCCATCAATCATTGAATAGGTAACTTTTGTTAGCGACATGGTTATTCCTTAAACAAAATATTCAACCCACATATCAAGTCGAGTGTTGTTTGCAAAGTCTGTATCTAAATTTTGAACACTTCCAGCGGCATTAAAAGCAGTTGGTAAAACGGATGTTGTGCTATTTCCAGCATAGCCAATTTGCGGTGCGTTTGCCGCAAAATTTGACGCAAGTATCGTTGTGGCTGAACAAGGAGCTGCCCCGCCAACCGTAAAGGGTAAGCCTTCAATCGTTGCGTTGCCTGTTGCCGAGCCTTTGTTTGACAACACAATGGTGAACCTAGCTTGAACCACGTTACCTATTTTAGTATATGTCCCTAATTGCGCCCCATAAGCAATGCCTGTACTTGCGCCGCCAAAGGCAAGTGTTGGTGTCCAAGTCCCTTCCTCATAGTCATCGAGCAACTCGGATGTCATACCAGGAGCAGATGGGTCGGCAGAAAAGTCGATGCCTTTGCCTGATGTGCCGATAACTAAATTGCCTGCAATTACATTAACATCTCTGTTATATGCAATACGCAAACATTCATCTGCACCATCATTGTTGAAAACCGATAGTTGCCGAGTTCCTGTAGTTTTTATAGTGTTGACATCGTTGTTCCCAG